CTTCTGGCTAAAAATGGCATTTGCCGCTTTGTAAACCTTGGTGGTGGCGGCAAAGTCCACGGCCACGGCCGCCAGGTTTGGGTATACCCGGACACGTTCAGGAAAAACGGTATTGGCAACCAGAGAGAAAATCAGCGGCGTACCAAATCCGGTACGGGTTATCTGTGTGTCTGCCACATTGACGGTTACATTGATTACATCGGCTAATTCAGTCATATATCACCTATTCGTTAAAAGTTGCTGTTCCGTTTGATTCTGTAGGCAATTCCACAACTTCAATCCAGTTGCCCGATCCGCTGCCGCCATCATCAAATATTTTACTTGTGTAACTAAATGTCAAATCTGTTTGTGACCGGCGTTCCCATCGTTCGCCCAATTGCTGATCCAGTTTATTTGGTGCACTGTGATCCAATACAGCGATCCCAGCAGTGCGGAAAAGGTCGCGCACTTCGTCCGATTCAAGACAGGCCAGGGCAAAATTCAGATAATGGCTGGCCTCTTTTGTATTAATATCAGACGCTGGTTCTGTGTAGATCATCAATTGAATGGTCATGGTCCGTGGGCCTAAGTGGGTTTTTTGTACCGCTTGGCTTGGTACGTCATAAGTTTTCACAACATCATCAAACCCGGTTTTGTTGCCTTCTGAAATAATCAGAATGGTTGCGTAAGGTTTGGCTGTCCGCGTGCCGGGTTGGTTACCAAATATCACATTACTGATCCCGGCGTAATCAATCAGCCAAGACAGGATCGCAAGTTGTGCGCCGCTATAATTGGTCTGATCGGTAATCATGGCGCGTCATTTACATGAACAGCTGAGGCCCGCCAAAATCCGCCTTCAGGCCTACCGGTAGCACGTTGCACGGTGTAATCGCTGCCTTCCCACGTGATCACGTCTTTGTTTCGGACTTCAGATAATGCCCAAATCGAATACCATGCCACGGTGTTTTGACCTTCCGGCACGTTGCGTAACTCTTTGGGTGACATAGGCTGAACATAGGCTTCAATGGTGCTGATCACGGCCGCGGCCGGCACTCGAAAGCCGTTTACTGTGCTTTCAACACCTGGGCGCTTATGAGTGACGGGCTTAACCCGCTTTTTCAGGACTGTTCTGATCGCCATTAGTGCCACCGTGAACGATGTAACGAATTGACCCGCCAAGCAAACCAGTATCCACCAGGGGATTATCGCTGCCTTTTTTGCGGATAGTGGCCGGCGCATTGGGGGGACTGCGTAATTCAATGATGGTGCGTTTAATATCTTTCTCGATAAGCTGTCCCATCAGGGCCAGGGCATCGGCCTTGTGTACCTTGCCATCAGCAATACGCTTGCCCAATGATTCAGCTGTTCTGCCGTACTTTTCTTCATTGGTATCGACAGTCGAACGAATATAGGGCCTGGCTGGGATCGTTATCGTATACGCCGGTATAGTGACCCATGATGCAAAATTTGATTTATCCTTTTTAACAAATCGACTACCCGTTGATTTACTAAAATCACCGTCTTTATTTATCTTTCTGAATATTTGCTGAGATCGTGCTGGCATATTAATTGTGCCGCCAAATTCATGGATCGCGGCGATCTTCAATAATTCTTCGGTTTCATCCGGCTGTATACCGATATCCACGAACTTTGCAGCGTCGCGTATATTGTCGATGATCTCTTTCATGCCGTAATCATTATCGGTGACAGAAGCATTTATCTTAATCACGGTGACACCATTATGAACGCCATATTTCTGCGCTTCTGAAGTTCCATATACATCAAGCCATATTGTGTTGACCCAAGTACGGACGTTTGATTGAGATATGGGAGCGTGTAAGAAACAGACACATCACCCACGGATTCAGAAGATAAAGGGCCGCGACCACCGGGTTCAGTAAAACTTAATGACAGAAGGTGTGCAGCAATATAGGTTTGTGCGTCCTTTGCGAATTTTCCAAATTTACCAACACTGACGAAATTATCAGCCGAAGCCAAGGCCAATTGCACAGCGGTATCAGCATCTTGCAAACCAGCAAAATTATCATCACCCTGTGCAATGGCCTTGATTTCTTTCAGTGTTGTCAGGACAGCCATTCAATTTTACTTAGCTTCTTCCAGTTTTTTCTTTTCTGCGGCTGCAGCTTCTTCAGCGTCAATCAGGGCTTCGGTTTGTGTTTCAATTGCCTTGACGACACCGGGACGGCCATCAGCATTACCGGCTTCTGTTTCCTGATTCATATAATTAGCCAGTACATCAAGATCGGCTTCGGCTTCAATAACCGATTTTGCTTCTTTGACAGACATTTTTGAAACGTCCACAACAATATTACCAGCCGCATCAGTAGTGATAACCACATCATCCAATACTTCAATCACACCATCATCCATCATATTCTTGAATGACTTATTACCTTCTGCGACTTTTTCAACATCAGCCAACAAACAGGTATTTTTACCCGGAATCAGACGAAGGCTAACACCAGGGCCAGCACTCAGAGTGTGTTCACGCGCTTCATTGAACACGATTACGCATTTTTTATCGGACATTTTAAGTTCTCCCAAATTAGAAACGAAAACGGCCCGCAAAAGCAGACCGTCAACAGTTTATTTACACATCATACATGGTACGGCAAGCCAGCGGATAACGAACAACCACGCCACCGTTACGCGCTTCAACAGGTACCTTGAATTCAAGATTCACAATCTGCGGGGGATGATTAATCATTTCCAGTGGAATACGCTGCTCCAAAACTTCATCAGTGTTTTCATACAGAATGTGCATATTGCTTGCACCAGTACCGGCACCTTCCAGTTCTTTTAGCCAGTCAATAGTGTCAATACCGTATGTGTTTGATTTTTGAAGAATGAATTCCAGAATAGTGGTATCAGACAGGCTTGACCGTGGTGTCATAGCAATATGATCATAGTTGTCACTTGTCAGCAACAAGGTATTACCTGAATGAATCCTGTTGGTTGAAGTGTGAATACCGGAAACCATAGTTTTCACGTCCGCCAGGATTTCATCGGGTGATTTGTTGATCCATAAACGAGAAGAAGCACCGCCATTCAAAGGCGCCTGAACAGTTGGAATATTTACATTGTTCAGGAAGCCTGGCAAGTTGTAATCGGTTTCACCGTTCCATGCAATATCATTTTCTTTTTCGTGGACTGCACGGCGAGCGGCATCAACCTTGAACATTTCCAGCGGTCGGCCAGCCATAGCGGCCGCACGAAGCTCTTGTGTGCTGAAACCAAAAGCTGTACCGATGGAATAGACGTTCTGCGTAAACCGCTTTGCAAAAAGATCCACACGCGGCAAATCGTCTGACGGGTTGGCAATAATCTTAGCCATACCAACACGGGTCCACTGATAGTACGTGATAGTTTCAGCGCCGGCACCATCACGATTTGAAACCGGAATCAGTTTGCGGTACTTGAGTTCACGAAGTTTTGTTTCATATAAACGCTGCTCGACAGATTCCAGTTCGCGTTCAAAAAACAGTGATTCGCCAGCATCCATTTTGAGCGCTTCACCGGAATCATCCAGATAAACACCCATCTTCGAGGCTACGCCCAAGGCATCCTGAACGAACCGTGTTAATGTATTCTTTTTCATGATTTTTCCTCTTTTGCTATTTCAGGTTAGTTCAATGCCTTATGGCAGGTTAATTTCAAGCAATGCCAGTTGGTCAATTGCCGTGGTGGTAGTCAACCAGCGAGCATTACTGATCAAATCGGCTCGGGCTGTGTCGGCGCTTGCACGGAAGCGGCCAGGCGCAGTGGTACCGGCATTAACTGTGTGTCGCAAATAAACCGGACTGGACGGGTTTACGACTTCTTCAGCCAACACCCAAATACGGCCTTTGCGAAGTGTTGTGATCGCTTCGTCGATCTCATACTGTCCGACGCCGGTACTGTTTGGTTTGGCCTTATGAACCATCACAGCAACACCTTCAAAGACAAAACCAGTGGCTGACGGTAACGCTGCGACACCTTCAACAGCTGTTTGAATTAAGCCGTAACCAAACTTCACGATAGTTGCACATCGACGGGTGATCTTGTCAGTCAGACCAGAATCAGCTAACCCACCTTCAACACCTTTTGCCATACCTGTGTAATCTGTTTGCATTTTGAAATTCCTCTCGTTACGAATTATTTGCTGGATAGCTTACTTATCAGCTGGTTTATGAAGGTCTTTTTGATCCTGAATCATCTTCTGACGGGGCGAAAGAACAGGTTCATCATCTTTATGAAGTTCATCACCATCTTCCTTGGTCTGGCCAGGCTGCGTGACTTTCTTCAGGTTCGCCAGGGATTCAAGACCTTTGTTGTCCTGTTTGATCTGGTCAACAATTGATTCGTAGCGGCCATCAATATAGCCTTCGGTCTGACTATCCAGCTTCAGATCCTTGTTCTTATGCTGGACAATGGCACGCTTCATGGTTGCGTTATCCATCTTCTCGTAACCGGTCAGACCGACATAATCAGCAACACCACACAGATCAGCGCGTTCACGGGCCAGTTCATCAAGGCGTTCAGGAGTGACTACCTGCTTATCCTTCATTTCATCCAGCTTGCCGGTCAGCTTCTGAACTTCAGCGGTCAGTGCGGAATTCTCACTTTCCAGCGTGCCGATAACTGTTACAGCTGAATCCAAGTGCTTCTGAACAGTAGTTACAGCACTTTCAGCATCATCAGGGAATTCAAGAGTGACTGAATCCATCTTGAATGATTTTGTTTGTACTGCATTTAACTTTTGTTTCATGACTTGCCCTCTTGGTTCAGTAATTTGTGTGTCAGTTTTTATTTCACAATCCAGTTCACTTGATATTGCGTCCATCTTTTCATGTAAATAAATTCGTGCTTTTTCACCGGCTCTACCACGTTTTACCAGTGCAACATGGTTATAAACAATATTTTTTTGTACGTGATCGTACTTTTCACCGTTGTATTCACCGGCTTCCTTGATTGTTTCGGCGTTGTAGCCGCATGACAATTCAAGCTTCGGGTTCGCTTCATCCATGATCAGTTTTATTGCTTCATCGTCCATAATCTGCAGACTGGTATCCACATAATCATCCTTCCTTGATACCGACTCACTAACCACGCCGACCTGATAATGTTTTGTGTTCTTGGCGTTCACCAGACCGGGGTGTTCATTCACTACCGGCCGAAGTTTCAGTGTCGCCAGCGAATCCGCCTTGAACACTTCATCAGGGTGGCGTAACTCGCGTGTTGTACTCCCATCGGCATGGTGATAAACAAACACGCCTGAACGTGTCGGCTTCGCCTTTACAAGCAAATATCCATTCTGATCAAGTTTATGGCTGATGACTTCAGCACGGTCAAATCTCATACTCATGCTGAAATGATTGGAGAGGGGGGAATTTTTGTCAAACTTTTTTAAAGCAAGTGATCAATGTCCGGCTCTGCATAACACCTGCATTGGATATCTTCGCCTGGGTGGTTTCGTTCGCCGGCACGCTTACCGGTTGTCACCGTGATCGGTGGTTCTGACCATTTGTGTTTGGTGCCTTCCAGGTGTTCATGACGATCACGAACGCGGCCATCCTTACTGGTGCGCCAGGTGTATTCGGTTATCCCTAAATTTGTTTGCCGCTTCTCTGTCAGATTTGCATTGAACTTACCGATCTGGTCCCTGGCCAGCACTCGCGCCCGGCCTTCTGACACATCGAATTCATCACGGATCTTGGCCCGCATGTCTTTTGGTGACAGACCGCGGCGTGACTCCCGGTACACCATTTGTTCGATATCACTCAAGCCTTCAGTCGGAATGGTTTTGATCAGGGATGAATTCTCACGGATGAACGATTTCATGGATTCATCCAGCCAGGGTTCAACCATTATGGGGTTCACACCCCTGACGCGGTTGATCAGTTCCACGTGGTAAGCCTGATTAACTCTGTTCGCCATGCTGGCACCATCAAGGGCCGCTTGTTGGTAGTCCCGATCCTTCAGGCGCTGGCCAAGGGTAGTGCGTAGCCGGTCGAAGGCGTTCTTAATGTAATCGGAATCATCATCCTGTTTGGCGGTTATAGACGGGATCAGCTTTTCCATTTCCTGCCATACCGTTTGCCGGTAGACATCCAGGAGCATGGAGATCCGCGCCCGGTACCTGTTGCGTATCGGGTCCAGCCTAGGTGGCTTGGGTAGACGCGGCCTACGCTTCGGTTTTCTGCGGATCAGCATCTGGATTCAAGTCTTTATCTTCGGGATCGTCGGCCGTGCCTGGGTCACCTTCGTCTGTTTCAATTGGCGTTTTACTCAGCTCAACTAGGTATTTCTCCCGGCGATCAACATCAATATTCATATCTGAAGTGTCCACACCATCACCACCGAAGCGAGATATGGCCACTTCTTCAGGTTCAACCACGCCGGTTGTAATATAAATCTGATCTGACTGCGCTGTTTTCAGGCGAACATCAGCTTCTTCAACTTCGGATATCTGCCACAATGGATTATATTCAAACGTAACTTCACCGGGTTCATACCCTTTCTGTGCGCCGAGTACGTCAATAATCCGCTGGATTTGTGGCCGTAATTCGTTTTCTTGAAATGCTGAAATATTGTCGTAATGAATACGCAAATCACTTTCAGCTTGATCGCCACCAAGGGCGCCGGCCTTGCTTTTGAATAACCGGGTCTTTGGAATATCCGCATCTGACGACACCTGATCTTCAAACTTTTCCATCAGCTCGGCCAGGCCGGTGATCGGTGTTCCCATTTTATCCATATCTTCATCAGCACCATAAGCGGCCACATTATTGATCGCCATGCCCGATGCAATTAACTGGATACGCTTCAGTATCATATCAAAACCTTCGTCGTCGGCTAACAAATCCTGAAGGTTGCTGATTTTCAGTTTCTTGGTGACAAAATCCTGCAGGACAGCCGAACCAGCCTGATTGCTGACACCGTAATTTCTGAGACCTTCCCACACATGCTGAAGAACAGGATTCATCCAGCCGTAATTCCTGAGCCGGTTTAACTGTGACAGGTATTCGCCTTCAAAACGGATCACGCGGGATTCGTGCACCACTGAAGTTTGCGTGCCTTGCAGGTGAATCCTGTGCACCAGATAGGTTTCCACTTCCCCGTATTTCATGTCTCGAGGGTCATTGTAGAACGTCTGCGGGAATACCAGAAAGCGATCCACGTTGTGCATGAATTCAATCTTGCGGACCACGCCAAGCGGTTCATTCACTTCACGGCCATCGAAGGCACCCAACACAAGCAAGTTCCCGCCATACAGCCGGCCTTGCACCACAGCTTCCCATACCCGGCTTTGCACCTTCAACCGGGTTATTTCTTCTTCAATGAATTGTGCTTTGTCTGGACTGGTTTCGTGTGTGAGTTTGATCCACTCGCGGGTGCTGTCATCAGCTGGAATATTAACAATGCGTTTGGCCAGGGCGTTATGTTCATACAGACTGTCGAGGGTGTCCCGGCTCATTCTTGCGCTGCGCTTGAATGTGGTCAACGTGATCGGGTCACTTGCTCCACCGAACTTGTTTACCTCGTTTTCCCATCGATCCTGGCGGTCAAGCTGAATTCGTTCCTGTCTGCTCAAATGCCTTGTTATATTCTGGTTGATTTGTTTCGCGGTCACTTGCCAGCCCTCTTTGCCAGTATTTCAGTTGTACTCATTGGTTTTTCGGTCAGATACTTGAAACCACCAGAAGCACTATCCACGGTATCATCATGAACATCAGGGTTTGGGAATGCTTCGTGTTCATCCAGAAATGCTTTATTCCAAACGCCTCTGACAATTTTGACATTACCGTGTTCAGTGTATGACGCATAGGGTTTAGCTCTCTCTGCTTTGCTGCCTGTTGGTTTATCTATCTTAACTATAAAGCCAATGAGTAATTTTACAAAAGTATTTGACGTGAACTTACCTGAAGAACCGGGTTCTTCTTCAATACCGATGTGAACTTTTTTACCGTCCTGGCTTGCTGTATTTTTTACTAATCTCTGTATGGCGCCCGGGTTATCACGCTCACGCACTTGATCGACAATCCATACTTGATCTTCATCATCAATCAGCATGTCGGTACCCACGGTGTAATCTGGATCTTTGTTTAGTTTTGGTTTGGTGGCGGCAAAATCCCAATACCTGATCCGCTTCTTCCATTTGCGCGGGTAGTCATCGACCACTTCAAACCAATCTTTCTTAAATACCGTTCCACCGGTTGCGCGGATCTTCCAGTTGCCACCAAGTAGGCGTTCACGCTCTACCAGGCCAAGGGCCATCAGGTTTCCTTCGTAATCAGGATCTGATTCTGTCAACGCTTTATTATCTTCTAACCTTGAAGAAATAAACGTGACTGATTTTGGTTTGCTTTTTGGGTATTCTTTTTTGGCTTTCTCTTTTGAGTCATACCAATGAATTTCATCATTAATTCTGACCATCCATCGAATAACGCCTGACCTTTCTACGCCTTGCCATTTCAGGCTTACTTTATCCCAATAATCTTTGGTGATTGGGTACCCTGTATCTTCATCCCACCACCACTGGATGAAACCAGCTACCCAAGAATCAGCGTCAGGGTTTGTGGTGGCGCGAATATATGGCTTCACGCCGCATGTTGTCCTATTGCGTGACAACATATAGAAAAATTGTTTTTTACTGAAATGGGTTAATTCATCAAATCCAATAAACGGGATCTGGCCACCCTGCCAACTTAACACGGATTTTTCATTTTCTAGGTGACGGAATGAAACCTTACAGCCGGACGGGTAAACAAATTGTTTTTTGTATTCCAATGGAGTTGCGCCAGCCATTGGTAATACATCCATAGCCGTATCCCATAACCCGCCTTCATTGTCGATTTGTGTTGAATTTTTCCGGAATATTACTGCGCCGAACTTTTTGTTATCTTTATGGCGAACACATTCAAGCAATAAACCAAATGTTTTACCACCACCGGCCGAGCCGCCATAAATAACGATATCAGCCGGTGAAGATAAAAATTGTTCTTGCGGGCCTTTTTGTGGTTTTAGAACAATCTGTTCATCGGCCATGATTACCGGCCATTATCAGGAATATAAAACTGAACAGATATCGGTTTTCCTTCTGGATCACTAAGATGAACATTGTTTGTTTTTCCCCATTCCTTTGGAAACCTACGTTCAAGGAATGCGATTGCGGCACGCCATCCATCCGATTGTTTGAATGCTTTTTTGATGGATTTAACCGCATCACCTTTGATTGAAATTTCCGCTTGCTTAATTGCCTCCCAAAATTCCAAAAAAACCATATCATCATTGTTGATTTCTGGTGGTTCTTTTCCAGCCATTACCAGTTCATTCATGGAGCTCATTAATATTTCAGCATGTTCAATCCATCGGTAATATGAGCTTTTTGTACAGCCAGCTAAAATACAAGCATCTTCAATGTAATATCCTTCTTTTAGGTGTTTGACTAAATTTTTCTGAATTGCCAGTCGGTCTTGATCGAGTAGCCTTGGCCTACCGAGCTTTACTGATTTTTCAGTGGACGATTTTTTCTTAGCGACCTTTTTTTTAGCCCGAGTCTTTGCAGCCACCTTCTTTTTACTGGCTTTTTTCTTGGCAGGACGTGGGCTATTTTTTTTCTTACTGGCCATATCAACTGTTCACATATAACTTTGGTTTCAAATCATCCTTCAGGTAGAGAGGGTGCCAGGGTTCATTATGTGATGTCACCTTCAGGCAATAGGCCTTTATTCCATTTTTTCTGAGCATGATCCGTACTTGGTCTGATCGCTTCTGGTGGTCGCCATGGTTACCCCATCCACAAACCACAACACCGGCTTTCTTGGCAACTTCAATAATCACTTCGTCATTGCCTGGCCCTACTGGATCGGCTTGTGTTTTCATAACATCAGGATCCGTGGTACGAAAAGCAAATATATTACAGACATACAGACCACCGTAACCCCAAGCCGTTGCGTACCGCTGACACTTCTCTACTGTTCGATCATCACTAAAAGCATCGGCTGTGGAAGGGTTCAGCATTAGAAACATGCAATAGGGTTTTGTACTGTCCCAAATTCGCCATAATTTATACCGGTAATTCCTGCATCCGGAAAAATGGGCACCTTTTTCAATAAATAGATCGTTTTTCATCAGAAATTAAACGCCGCTTGGCCCGTTGGTTCAGTTACTACGGTTATCGGCTGGCCGACAGCCTCGATAACAGATTCTTTGATTTTATTACCAGCCTGTAACCGATAATCCCAAAACCCCATGATATGCGCCGGGGTCTTGAAGGCTTCGCGCATTTCCATACTGAGTGTATTACCAACATAGACCACAGCCGGAACGTGTAACAAAGATAATTGAATATACGCCATATAGGCCGCTGTACTGCTTACGTCCACGGCTGATACGTGTATGACTTGCTGATAATTGACACCTTTGTCTATCAGCGCCCGAGCCAGGGCGATAATCATACCGCCTGATCCACACGCCGGTTCACTGACGGTCACGAATTCACGGGTAATCAAACTTTCTTCCATATCCTGCGTGTTTGTTTGCGCCATCATCAAAGACAAGTGGAACGGGGTGAAAAATTGGCCTTGCCAGTGGCTTGACAGCTCCAGGTGCATAAACAGTTCCCCGAGAAAGTCACAATCCATGGACTCAAGGCCTTCCACGGTCAGGCTGTACATTTTCGGGAATTCAAGCCGTTCCTTTTCGTTGTACCTGCTAATTATGGATAGGTATCGATCTTCCCGGTCCTGTTGAAAAGCCATGGTATTCGACATAGCCAGGGCCGACATTTCGCAAAAGTCTGAAAACACCTGCCACAAGTGGTACCGGCTTGATAGGTGCTTGATGGTTTTAATGAATTGGGTTTGGTGGTGGTTCATTTCAGTTCATTCTCATTAAATAATTTAACTAATTTTTGTAGTTTCTGAATTTCTTCACCGGTTTTAATATAATCAAGTAATTCACCTGGCTGTGGATGACCACCTGACTTTCTTGTTTTTTTATTGAATTTATACATAATGTTTTTACGTTGCCTATAGCTGGTAATCCCAAGTTTTTGCTTTAGGTCATTTCTTTTTTTATTCAGATAAGCTATTCGTTCAATAATTTCATTCCGGTTTAAGTCTTTATCTGGCTGGCATCCTTTTTGAGAAACAACAGAACCAGACGATTTATTAATGGGTACCATCGTGTAAACGTCTTGACTCATACAGTAACCCCTACCAATTCCCGCGTTCTTTCCAATAATTCACCTTCTGTCCCGTACCGGTGTTCAAATCTCTTTTTCCATGGGTGCCGGGAAATACAATGATCATTGTTTTGGCCTGATCGATGATGCAGCTCACAAAGGCCGATTGTTTTGAAATGGGCACCTGGCTTTGTTTTCCCGTCTATGTGGTGAATTTCAGCCGGGGATTCAACACCCTGAAACAGACGGCAGACAATGCACCCGAGATCCCGCACTTGGTCCATATACCGATCTTCCTCTGCTGTCGGGGTTCTACCTTTCACGATATACGGCCTCCGAATACAGACTGAACGGTTTGGTGAGAAACAACGTAAATTCACTGGCACAGTAAATATCTATCTTGTTCAGGAATTCCGACATTTCAAACACATTCATTTTACTGACTGAATGAAAATTGAATTCACCATTTGGTAAAATATCGACTGGTGCAAATAAATCCAACAGCCAGTGATTAATTTCATCCTTGGTTTTATAGCAACCGACAGACATTACAATGTAATCAATAATTTCCTGTACCCACATCCAGTACAATTTTATTTGCCGGTAAGTGGCTTTCGGGTACCAGAATTCAATTTTCACTTCCCATGGTCGATTCACTGGCGCTTGACTGATTCTTTGAATCAGGTGTTGGCGATCTTGTTCACTGCGAATAATCATTTTAATAAACAACACTTTTTATATTTCTTACCACTCCGGCACGGGCAAGGTTCGTTCCGGCCAATTTTACGGCTTTGCCTGATATACTGTTTTGGTTTGTAGTAACTTTTATTTTTATTTATTTCAGTTGGATCATCTGTTTGATGAATTGACACGCTTACGGCACCAACAGCAAGCGCGGATTGTGTTTTATTAAAAGAAATTCCAGTCATATCAGTTTCACGTGAAACAATTATTGACGATACTGTTTTACACGATCACCCTTCTGTGCTGACTTGTGCCAGTCCGGATTAGGTGACGACATATAAAACGCATGTTCATAGTTCAAAAGGTTTCCATCATTGGTTATACCGGGTTCCATGAATCCCCAGCCTTTCACGCGGGGGCCGTGAATAAATAAAGTCCAGACCGGTTTTGATTTGTCGGTGACCTCTACGCGGTGATACCGGTACCCAGGGATCCAGTTGAACCACTTGATGATCCGGGTTACCTCTTGATGTTCTTTCAGGTACCGTTCTTGATATTGGCCCTGCAAGATAATCGAGAAACCCCATCCCCAAGGGTGATCGTGTAAGTTCCTATCGGGATCGCTGGCCACAAACCGGTGAATATAGGCCGTGATACCCAATAGCCGAAACAGAAAACACCGTTCAAGGTACGGCTCACCTTTGAAGCCGTTGATTTTTCTGGCCGGTAAATAGTCTGTTATTTTTTCAAGTAATGATTCAAACATTTTCATACCCCAAATTTATGACGTTAAGATTTGCCATGCTGTTTTAACCACTGCTGGTACTTGTCCGTTGCCAATGGCTTTAAGTCGGTCCACCCGATTGGCCACCCCATGAGCCACTCGACCCATTCCGGGTTCAGTTGCCCACCAACTCCCTGCCTGGTTAATTCCTCCGGGAGGTCTACACCTCTGCTGCTTTCCGCTGCTCTTTCCGCTGCTCTTTCCGCTGTCACAGATCCTTTGTGGTCGTTTGCTTTCGGTGTCGGCCATAGTTTTACCGCCGTCCTTAAATTCATTCCTCCCTGTTTTGCTTTTGATTGTCCCGCCCCCGTTCCTTCCGATACTGTTGGTGTTGGCCACATTTGCCGCGCCACGACTGTTTCCAGATTTAAGAACTTTGCATTGGCTGTTTTTTCTGTGATGGTTGCGGCCATTGCCTGATTGGCTCTCGGCGTTGGTAATAACACTTGAGCTGACAACTTCGGTTCGCCCCTGCTGTTGTATTTCCCTTTCTCCCGATTTACTGCATCGTCCGCCACTGGTGTCTGCCACAATAAAGAGTCGATCACGTTTATGCGGCGCTCCCATTTCGGCTGCCGATAAAATGCGCCATCGTGGTATATACCCGCTTTCGGCCAAGTCTCTAAATATGGTTCTTCCGTATTCGTGAGCAAGCAGACCTGGCACGTTTTCAAGTAAGGCAAATCGGGGTCGTATAATGCGAATGGCTGCGATAGTTTCGGGCCACATATTTCTGTCATCGGCTGCGCCTTCCTGTTTTCCGGCGACTGAAAACGGCTGACAAGGGAATCCTGCTGATAGAATATCAACCATTCCCTGATAGCTTTTGGCGTACCCTTCACTGATGAATGCTCGGATATCGCCGAAGATAGGGGCTTCATCGAGGATTCCGTCGATAATTCGTTGTCGGATAACTCGCTGGCAGTAATCGTTGTATTCAACATATCCAATGTATTTAAACCCTAATAGTTTTGTTCCGAGTAACCCGCCACCAGCACCAGAAAATAAGCTGAGTTCATTCATGCGTTTTGTTTTGCATTAAAAGTCACAGCCACACCTAGCGCCGCCCACATATCCGCTTTGAATCCATATAAAGGCCCGGGCGTTGCTTTTTTTCCAATCGCTTTATCCTTGCCAGGCCCGTAAATATCGATCAATGCCTGTCTGATATTTGCATCCTTCGCCCGATTATTTCCACACAAGTGTATTTTCACATCTTTACGATATACAAGCAGATCATTGTGGTTGATAGTTTTCCCGCCGCTCCAAGCTTCAATGAAGTGACCAATCCATAAACAGGTTTCAAATACTTCTTTACCGACCGGCATCCCGTAACTAGCGATCATTTCAACGGCTAATTTGCTTTCGATATTCTGGCCACTGAATTTTTTCAATCGTTCACGAAGTTGATTGTTTGGCAGTATTTCTTTCGATAGTCCACCATCATCGTACATATACACCACGGCTGATTGAGTTGTACCAGGGTCAATTGCAATAATCATAACTTCATTTTACCGTTGATAATTTTTGGAATATGAACGTGCATTTCGTTTATCATATTGCTGACAGCGATCATACGTTTACGATCAATCTCAGCTTCACGCTGAAGTTGTTTTACTTGCCTTTGTAAATCGTTGTTCCTATCACGCTGGCGCAACATTATTTTTTTGATTCGTCGATTCTCATGAAGTAATTTTTGAAACTGTGGTGTTTGTTCAATCATAAATAATCCACCGTTTTGGCTGCGTCATAAAATTCTTTTTTCAGTTTGTACCTGCATTCGTCTTTGTAAATCGCTTTCCGCTTGCGCCGAATTTTTCTTACTCGCTTGTTTTCAATGTAGGCCGCACCCTGCTGGACCAGCAAATTAATATACCGCTGCACTTCCATGAGCGAGAACGGTAAACTAATTCCCCTTTCATGCACTTCTTTTGCGGTCGTAGCACCACCAATGTTTACCATCACATTGATAATCCTAAGTAAGTTATCGTTCAGACTCACTCTTGAGCCTTTATTGGATAATCGTTGCCCCAGCCGTCCCAGCCCTCAACCTTTTGTCTGGCGAATAATTCAATCCTCGGTATATCACCCATCAGTTTGACGATTCGATCACGGGTTTCAGGTGGTTTGACTGAGTGGTTCAAAATTCGTGACCGCATAACTTGTGGAATGCTAGCGTCTTGCCGTTTTGATTTGCCTCTGGTTGCCAGCAAACAATCCTCTGTCACATAAAACTGTTCACCCTTTATGGCCAACAAACAATCTTCAGTGTTTGCACGGGTCCAGTTACCCATACCGTAATGAAGTTTCCCCTTTACGGTATATTTCACCCAATTGAACGCCTTGGTTTTGTATTCAAATCCCCAGGCCTCGATCACCTTCGCGGCATCCATTAAAAACGGGGGAGTCACCCATAAAAACAATACGCAATCATCAGCGGCGATATCCTGAACCGGTAAGGCACAGATATCTTCAAGGGACATGCAATTGTATTTATGGCTAGCACCACGTTTGCCGGCGTTGGCTTTATCTGAATAAGACCAGGCCGGATCGGCGTAGATTACTGAATACTTCTTGTTTGGAAATGGAATCATTTTTTTCCTTTAAATATCCCCCGAGCATGCCCGGGGGAATAAGTGTGTTTATTGTTGGTGCTGTGAATTATCAGTGACCGGGTATATGTGCCCGACCACGTTTGATTCTTCTTCGGCTTCCTCAACCGCTTCTTCTTCGGTTTCTGACTCAGTGGAAGATTCAGTTTCAACCTGTTCGCCAGCGTCTGATTCTTGTTCTTGGCCATAATTGTGATCTTCTTCGGCACCTTTGGCGGACTCAAGCAAATCACCCTGCGCCGCGCCGATACATTCCAAATCCCAATGTTCGTACTCGTAACCTTTGCATAGAAAAATATATTGCTCGGGTGACGGTTGGATATTAATTTGAAACGCCAATTCAACCATGCCGCCTTCTTTTGGTTCAGCAACAAACTTACTGATCTTCACATCTTTGAACTTCAGAGCTTTTTCATCGTCCACTGACCAATTCAATACGATCATGTGTTTATCAAAAACAGTATCGAATTTGATTGTACTCAAACCGGCCGCTTTTCTTAGGTCAGAACCTGAATACAACAGCTTTTCAATTTTTTCGTGTTGTCCAAAAATTAAGCTGTCAATAATTGCTGGTGCTACTTCTGCGCGAATATTCAGATCAACAGCCAGTTTTTTATCCTCACCATGAAGTTCACGCCGAAGATTCACGTTTGTCACAATCACCTGAGTTGGTTCAAATCTTAATTGTTGCATTTTTTAGTTTCCTCTTGGTTTGTTGTCGCGCTCATTCAGACTGATATCGAAATAAAACACTCGTAATACTATCCATCCAAAAATCAAAAATACGCCAGATAAAATAATTGAGTAAACAAACAAAAATAATTGCCACCCTTCGAGACCGCTCAACCACGTAATTAAATTATTCATCTTTAAAGCTCCCTGGCTTGAATGTATTGATACGTTTAATAATATTTGGAATATCTGATCTGAATTTACATAAATCCAGCATTAAACAATAATCAAGTTCGTCTGGATCAGTTTTACGTAGTTTTTTTACTTGTGATATTTGTTCTTTTTTTTCTCTCAGTATTTTTGCTGCTTCATTAATTATTTTCTTTGTTAGCAACCTTTTTTCTTCACGTTCATCATTGGATAGTAATTTAGATTTATCTCGGATCGGCCTGTTTTTTTGGTGATACATTTCAGGTGTGTGATTCAAACCAAAACCGTTCTTACTTTGTTTTTTACACATCCCAACAAATTCAGGTAACGATGGTGGCCAAGCTTCACCGCAATCAACACAGGCCCGTAAACCGTCTGCCAACTGATCACCAGTTAAACCTCGTAACCCACTGGCCCAGGTTTGAGCAACATCAGTAAGGGTGCCATCAATGATTGCTGATTCACCGTACACTGAGGTGAATTTATGCCCGAACAAGTGAGTCATCCGCTCCCATAAGTTCGCCATCACCCGATTGCTCTGATTCCTCAAAGTTTTTTCGGTGCTGAGTGGCCCGTTCTCCAAGGCTGACTTTTGGGGTATGTGTTTGCTGACTTGCTGCATTATTGTTGCCTCCAATTCGATTTTTCAGCCACTCAATTTTGATCCCTTTCCAGCCTGCCTGGATCGTTTCGTTGATTGCGTCAACTGGGGTTAATCCGATAGCGGGTGCTTTCACTGCTTCGGCCATTGCTAAATCAAGAGCGTGCTGCGTGAGTGGTGCTTTAAGTTTTTTCCGGTGCTCAATAAAATCCTTTGCCGAACCTTCAGTCACACCATCAGGCAAGTTTGATAAATCGTAAGGTTCTTTCTTCTTTACCTTTACTTCTTCTTTTACCTTTACCTTTTCTTTTACATTTGTGGCATTTCCGCTAACATTTACCCAGTTTTCGACGGAATTTATACCGTTAATTATGTAATCAACGACAACAACAACAGATTTCTTCTTTTTAGCTGCTTCAAAAAAACGCTTCTGAATAGCCTTTGAAGTCAGAATATTGTGTGAATTATGTAATTCTTGATTGAAGACATTCCTTTCCAGACATACATTAATGCAGTCGGAAACCTCGTTTACGTCAATATCTATTTTTTTCTTAATCAGTAAATGAAGGTCTTTATTGTTGGTAACGTAATACCCTTCATTACTATAAATCATCTGCCAAACACTGATTAAAACAGCTAATCCAATCGCCCCTTTTTCAATTAAATACATTTCGGTCTTGTCGTCAAATTGACAATCAAGGGGGAAGTAATCAATACCTTGTTTGGTGGGTCTGGCCACCTATTTCACACCATGACCGCTTTTCATCGACTCCAAACCATCTTCAGAAAAGGTCAACATTGCGTCATATTTTTTCTGTGGCAGACATACAAAATCTTTCTGCACCACTTTAAAACCGAAAGCACCGAGAAAGGCTTCAACTTTATCAATAGTTATACCCGCTGCATTCGCGGCAAAATACTTAGCTACCGTGTCAACACTAACCTGTTCACCCTGAATAGCTGACATCCGCTGTGATATTTGATCATTAGTCAAATTATCTTCAGCGCGAATACTTAATATTGAACTGTGTAATTTACACATAGTCTTTCACCTGGAACGGGTTGGAACGGCCGGGAATGATCTGGAATGGCCGGGAATCACTTGGAACGAAAATGATTTGAATAGAAAACAATGTGAACTTTAGTGAATGCACTGGAATCACCGGTTGGTTATGCTTTTCTTAGTTTGGAAATGCCGGACTTAGCCAGCGAGGAAAATACAGTGACGAATAACGAAAGCCAAAACAGACAACAAAAAAATGCACGCGCTATCGGAGGAATAACACGTGCAATATTTACTCGAGATCCTTTTATTGTTGTTGTCTGGTTCATTTTTTTACCTGGCGTACAGGTTATGAAGATCGGGCTTGGCGTAAATCTGCGCTGGCATCAAGTAACTGTTTTTTGGTGTACTTGGGTTTTCCTTTCTCAAGGTTCCTATTCGCCATTTTTACAATTATTTCGGTGTACTTGGTTTCACCTGAGTTTTCAGATCGCGGTAATCCAAGCTGACCCCATTTGTGAACGGATGGGGGTTTGCGTTTACAGGCAGAACCGACCTTTGTCTGCCCCCCTGCCGTCTTTATTGCTGATTGGATGATATTCATATGATCGGATTATTAGCTAATAGCGAACACCTGTCAACAGCCAATAGCGGATATTGTGCGCGGCATACTAGCCGAATGAAAGATTCAGCGAAAATGGAAAAAATAGAATTTGGCCAGAGATTCAGTCAAGCTATTGATAACAGTGATTTAAAAGGGCTTTCAAATGCAAAGATGGGAAAGGCATTTGGTTTAAGTTCAACCACTGTTTGGGAATTTCGGAATGGTGACAAAATGCCATCAACTGTAAATGGTGTGGTTATTGCGAAGCGTTTGAAGGTTTCCTTTGAATGGTTAATGACCGGGCGCAAAATAGAATTGTTACCAAATGTTACAGGTTTACAAAACCCTACGAATATATTAAATATAGATAGTGGGCTTTTAACTTCATGTATTCAGTCGGCTATAGACAACATTCCCGATGCACCTAACAAGGCAAAGGCGATATATGCTGAACTAATGTATGAAGCTAAATGCGGGGATTCTGAATCAGATATTACTGAGACAGATAGAAGCAACGTCATCAATCTAATGATTGGGCGTGTGTCGTGAGGTTTACTAATGGAAAAGAAAGATCGCGTTACAATGCTGGATGAATTAAAGAGATTGTCGAAACCGAAAAACGACAATGCAAATGTTAGCTTTCATATTCACGACAATCAGAATGTTGTGATTAATATGGACGCTAAAAACAAGGATAAAAACAAAGTCACCACTTAATTACCTTTCACTTTTGCCTGATTGATTTTGTTGTATAGACTTTTTCGGTGTCCCCGTACAATAACATCATCAGGTAGATCCATTAAGTACGACAAACAATAATTTGCCATCTGAAGATTACCTTGATCGGCAAACATTTCACCAGCCTTCCTGAAGCCTGGCGCCGCAATTTCTAAAGTTACCGGGAATTCACAATACCCGTGTGCCCAGGACATTGCTTGAACCAAAATACCTGGCGCCGTTGTCTTATTGGCCAGTTGCCGGATCTGGCATTCAGCCTGTTTACCGTGCAAACCTATCGCCAATTCCCATAATTGAAAGGCTTTTTCATAATTTCCGGCCTTATAAGCTGCGATACCATCTGCAGTTTCGTTAGCCTGGACCTGGCCGGCCAGTAAAAATAATACTGCAATCAGTGTTTTCATTACCCTTCCCTTCCGGTTCTCAACCATTCCATATTCACGTTCAGCACTTTGGCCAGTGAAAAAATATGCCCTATATCGGCCGTTTTCACTGCATCGGTTAAATAGTTATACAACTCACCCGGTGAAATATCGCTTTTATCGGACAATTGAACCTCAGATATCCCCGCAGCCGTCATGGCTGACCGAATACGGGTACCGAAAGTATCCATAAAGCGTATGCCGCCAATCGGTGTATTTATCATTTTTCTCAGTCTTTCCAGTCCGGTTTTTATCTAATTTTTCAACGATCTGACCGTAACATATAAGATATTCGCTATTGGCTATTGACAAGTATTCGCTTTCGGCTAATAATTTCACCATCGAATCAATAAACAGGAGTTACCCAAATGGCACAGGATCAGCATCAAACAAAGAGCCAGGCCGTGATCGCCATGGTCAATAGCTTTCTTCCTAAATGCGACGAAATCAACATTATTCCTTCCACAAAACTTGAATGGCTGATCGTCAATGAAGACAGTCAATTCTATATAGGTTATGACGATCGCGGTCCGGCCTTCGGTCATATCGTTGACGCGAATTCTTCCCTGCTCAAATCTGACGCTGAAGAAGAACTTCAATTTATCCGCACCCATTTCGATTATCAAAAGAAAATGTTTGCTATCGGCGTGCGTGATGATGATGTGTGTTTGGTTCAGACCTCATTCTGAATGTGATCGCAGTGGCCAAACTATCCAGCACAAAACGATTCCAACTCAGCACACCCGCTGACGGGATCGGCTTTGTCTCTGAATTTATTCAGGCTGAACGACTGGCTATTGAAAAGGCGGATGAACTCATGGAATCAGTACGGATCTTCGACCATTACGCGCACACCGGGCAGATTGATTTGTGGATTATCAGGGCTGGTGAATCGTTTATTAGACCGGTACGGGTTAAACAGAGGAAAGTAGCGTGACAGACGAACCACAAGACTATTGTTTGTTTTATTGCTCGACATGTGACGAAGAATACACATTACCGGATGATTCCGAAGAATGTCCGTTTTGTGGAACTGACAACATTGAATTAATTGAATAAGGAAATCAGCGTGATATCAAACAATCAAACACGAAGATTAAGCGCAATGTCTAGTTCCAGTATTGTAGGTGGCGACATAAAAGCCGCTTTGAATGAAATTAATAATTTAAGAGATATTAATTCTGATCTTCTGGAAACCACCGAAATATTATTAAAGTGGATTATTGCTGAACGTGAAGCAACGTATGACCTTTCCACTAATCAAGAAGGTGAATATTCGTCAGATGAAGATAGACAGGAAGTAGCTGAATACGATGAATTCATTATGAAAGTACAAGCCGTAATCAAAAAAGCAAAAGGTGAATAAAATGATAATTAAATTTAGAGCAATTTTAGATGTTAATACAGCCATCGAGGCAGTGAAACAAAACGGCTATACCTTGCGGTATGTCAAAGACCAATCAGAGGCCGTGTGCATCGAGGCAGTGAAACGAAACGGCGATGCCTTGCAGTATGTCAAAGACCAATCCGAGGCCGTGTGCATCGAGGCAGTGAAACAAAACGGCTATGCCTTGCGGTATGTCAAAGACCAATCCGAGGCCGTGTGCATCGAGGCAGTGAAAGAAGACGGCTATGCCTTGCAGTATGTCAAAGACCAATCCGAGGCCGTGTGCATCGAGGCAGTGAAACAAAACGGCTATGCCTTGCAGTATGTCAAAGACCAATCCGAGGCCGTGTGCATCGAGGCAGTGAAACAAGACGGCTATGCCTTGCAGTATGTCAAAGACCAATCCGAGGCCGTGTGCATCGAGGCAGTGAAACAAGACGGCTATGCCTTGCAGTATGTCAAAGACCAATCCGAGGCCGTGTGCATCGAGGCAGTGAAACAAAACGGCTATACCTTGCGGTATGTCAAAGACCAATCAGAGGCCGTGTGCATCGAGGCAGTGAAACAAAACGGCTATGCCTTGCAGTATGTCTTGATTAAAGATTTATTTATCAAAATCGCAGGCATGATTAATATCGAAATTGATATTTCATAACACATTATTAAAAAGGAAAAAACAGAATGTTGATATTAACAAGACGTGTCAGTGAAACCCTAATGATTGGTGATGAAGTCACTATCACGGTTCTGGGTGTGAAAGGTAATCAGGTCCGGATCGGTATTGACGCACCAAAAGAAGTGGCCGTTCACCGTGAAGAAATTTATGAAAAAATTAAAAAGGAGTCAGGCAATGCCAACAGCAACCGTCCTGCCGTTCACTTTGCGTAGTAGTAAGCACACAGATCAGGCGATGGGTATGGATGAACTGTTTTCTAAAATCGCCACCGTGCATATTGACCGATCTAAATACTGGTCACACATCTGTCCGAACATGGGGATGGATACCTTATTACACAAAACAGTGTGCCAATTTTGCGGCGCTAAACAGGAAGAGAAAAAATCATGAGTGCAGAACAATCAAACGTCACAGAATTACAGGTACAGCCAGCTAATTCATTCAGCTTGACGCCAAAAAATCTTGATGAAGCCATGAAGTTTTCAGAAATGATTGCCGCCAGTGATATTTGTCCGAAAGACTTCAAGGGCAAGGCCGGTAATGTGCTGGTGGCTATTCAAATGGGTTTGGAAGTTGGATTACCGCCGATGCAAGCCATTCAAAATATTGCTGTGATTAACGGCCGACCGACTGTTTGGGGTGACGCTACACCTGCCCTGGCAAAGGCTCATCCGAAGTATGAATACATGCACGAAGAATTTGACGAAAATTCTTTCACGGCTACTTGCAAAATCAAACGCAAAGGTGAAAACGAACAGATCAGAACCTTCAGTAAGACCGATGCACAAACAGCCGGATTATGGGGCAAGCAAGGCCCGTGGACCAATTATCCGAAACGCATGTGTCAAATGCGTGCGCGTGCCTTTGCGATCCGTGATGTGTTTCCTGATGCACTGAAAGGTATTCAAGTGGCTGAAGAAGTCATGGATTATCAAGTACGTGATATGGGTCCAGCCGAGGTGGTTGATAAGGGTACCGGTGAAATTTTAGAGCCTGAATTGATGCCTGAATATCCTGAACAGTTATTCAAAACAAATTTTCCAACATGGAAAGATTTGATTATTGCTGGCAAACAAAGTCACGACAGCATCATAAATAAACTCGAGAGCATGTACACGCTCACCGTAGAACAGAAAAACGAAATTAAAGGTATTTAATATGGAAACTCACAACGTACAGCCAGGTACAGAAAAGTGGTTAATGCTCAGAGCTTACTATGATACAGCGTCTGAAGCCCCCGCCATGATGGGTGATTCAAAATACATGACCCGCGATCAGTTGATGAAACAGAAAGTCACCAGGGAATCTGAACCAGTAACCGATCATTTACAGGCTTTATTTGATAGAGGGCACGCAGCCGAAGCGGCCATACGGCCTCATATTGTTAAGTTGATCGGTCAAGAACTTTTCCCGGCCACCGGTTCCATCGAGGCAGACGGCCTGAATCTGTTGGCTTCATTTGATGGTTTGACCATGGATGATGGTATCAACTTTGAACACAAGTTATGGAATGAAAAACTGGCTGAACGTGTCCGAAATAACGATCTTGAAGACCAATACAAATGGCAAATGGATCAACAGATGATGGTCAGTGGTGCATCACGGACAATCTTTGTTACTTCAGACGGTACGCCGGACAAAATGGAATTCTGTTGGTATGACTGGAACCCGGATCGCGCTGTTCGATTGCTGGCCGGTTGGAAACAATTCAATGAAGACCGGGCCAATTATGTTTATGTGCCTGAACCTGAACTGATAAAAGCAAAACCCGTTATCGGTCTGCCTGCTGTCTCGATCAAAGTCGATGGGCAAATTGCATTGATCGACAATCTGACTGTATTCGGTGAAGCCCTTGAACGCTATGTTGGTCAAATAAACAAAAATCCAGCAACCGATCAAGATTTTGCCGATCTGGAATCAACCGTAAAAACACTAAAGAATGCTGAAGACGCATTGAATTCCGCTGAAAATGGCGCACTTGCTCAGGCTACCAGTATCGACACCATGCGCCGGACAGTTGACCTATACCGCACCATGGCGCGTGATAATCGGTTGATTACTGAAAAATTGGTAAAGAATCAAAAAGAAGTGATCAGAAACAAGATTATCAGCGATGCACAAAATGACCTGTCCGACCATATTGCCGGTCTGAATAAAAGCCTGGGTGTCAGTTATATTTTGCTGACCTCATTGGTGTTTGGGAAATTCAGAGAAGCCGCCAAAGGCAAGCGCACGATCACCACCCTGCAAGGTGCCGCAAACGATGAACTGGCCAGAGCTAAGATTGAAGCCAATGAAATAGCCGAGAAGATCCGCGCCAATCTGAAAGCACTCGAAGACCACGCCGCCGAATATAAGTTTCTGTTTAATGATGTTCAATCCATTATCCATAAAGATGCCAGTGATTTTGTTTTGTTAGTGAAGGCCCGTGTAGCTGAACGTCAAAAGGTAGAACTGGAAAAAGCTGAAGCCGAACGTGAACGGATAAGGGATGAAGAAGTGGCCCGGATAGCAGAAGAACAACGGCTGGCTGAAGAACAGGAACAGATTGATGAAGCGGCCAGAATTGCAGCCGAAAAGAAAAAAACTGATGAAGTCGAATTGAAACAGGTGTTGGTT